TGTATGCTGGTCTTTCGCCTGCAGCCCAAGTCACGCGCGCGTATGCACGGTTCCAACGAGTTGGTTGGAAAAATTCTATTGTAGAAGAACCCGGTTTTGGATTACCAAGAAGTCTGGTTACTCTACCCTTAGCAATAAAATCTTCAAAACCTTTGTAACGTTCTGACGTACCAAAAGTACGTTGAACCATTTTTTGTGGTCTTCCAACACCTCTTGTTGATGAAGATTCAAAAGTGTCAACAAACTTTTTAAAGAATTCATCATTTTGATAAAGGTCGTTATATTCAAGTCCTGCTTCTTCTAAAGCTTTTGGATTTGAATTAATGTCTACTAATCTACCAGTTTGAGGATCAAACAACGGAGCAATAACTTGTTTATCAGCTTCGCTAAGATCTCCTACTAATTTTTTTAATGCAGCAGCATTAGAAGGACGTAATTTTTGTAAATCTGAAAGCGCTGTTGTATCACCAAGAGCAGCACGCATAGTAAACGCTACTTCATCATCGGTTTTAGCTGTGCCTAGTAAATAAGCAAGAGTTCCTGGATCATCTGATGATTTAACAAAATCTGTTGAGAATGCATACCCTATCCCATTTTCACGATAGTTTTTAATAGGGGTTGAGTATTTGTTAACTACCCCTTCAACACCTTCACGTAAAGCAACTTGTGCTTCTTTAGCCAATTGAATTTCATTTTGAACTGCTGCAAATAATTCATCGCCTTTAAATCTTTTATCAAGAGCGCTAATTCCTTTTTCGCCTAAACGAACACCTTTAGCGATTTTACCACCAAGAAGAGTTACGTCACCAAAAAGTTGAGCAGTAAAATCAAAGCTACCAGAAGAAATGCGACCAAACGCTGATCGTTTAAAAACTTGATTACGTTGATCTTTATTAAAAATATCAAACTCGTTAAAAAGGTTAGCGCCTTCTGATTCGTTAACAAAAGTTCTACGAGTTAAACTATTACTAAAAATGTTAGCAGCAAGTGATTGACCAAGAGAAACTTCGTCTCTGGCTTCCCAGGCTTTGTCCCAAGCTGCACTAAAATCAGCGTCACTGTTACGCATTTCCCAGACAGCTAAAGAAGCTGTACCTAAAGGTTCGCGAATAACAGTTCTGTTTATAGCATCAATATCTTCTAGCAAATTACCAATTGGACGTGCAGCAGATTTAACAAAGTTGCCAACAGAGTTCTTTAAAGTATTAGTAACGCCATTAAATTCTTCGGCATCATTAAACGGGGATGTTGCCACATCCCATACAAGCTTAAAAGGGGATAAGGCTGCACCACCAAGATTTTTACCGAGTCTTGTTATTCGCTCGTTAAAACTCAAATTTGGTCCCTAAGTTTTCTAATAATCATACGTGTCATGTTTGAAGTATTAGGATTTGCTGCAATACTTAATAAAGCTGGCATATAAGCGGCAATTTGTGCTCTGTAAGCATCATCCATCGCTGCTTCACGATTACTTAAACCTAAAGCATCCATACCTACTCCTGGTCCAAAATCCGCTCCGTCAGTAACTGGAATATTTGGCATTGAGGTTGGTGCATTCATTGGTACAACTGCTTGTGAAGCTGCGGCTGATGCGAGGCCCGAAGGCATATTTGATTGTTCAATACTCGGAGCCGCAGCTAAAGGGGCTGCTTCTTGTGTTGCCATAAGAGCTTGCCCCTCTCCATAAGGGAGACCTGGGACGTATTTGGCTGCTTGTGAAGCGTCACCGCTTTGACCATTACCACCACGCGCAGAAACATTCATAGGATTGTTTTGCGGTGCTGTTGGTCTCATTCCACCTCTTGCCATTTATATACGTCCTTAAATATAGTTATTTATTTGTTTCTTGAACCACGTGTGCCACCAGGTTGTTTGCCAAACATAATTGTTGACATACCTGGTTTCGCAATGCTTGGAACACCAGATTTTCTTACTGGTTGTTCGTATGCTTTTCCAGCAGAACCTTGGTTTGCTGGCTTCTTGCCGCCACTAAATGACTTCATTTTTATTTCCTTTTCTTAGCCCGCAGGGACCATTCTTGTCACACTAGAAGATAGTGTGGGTTTGCCAGAACCGGTTAAACCGGCTAGCAAAGATTGTAGAGGTGGTCTTCCACCTGGTCCAACTTGTCCTGGCACTACGCCACGTGGACCACCTGTTATTGCGCTTAAACCTGAAGCACCACCAGAGGGGACCTGACCCGAGGAACCGGGGACGGGTTGTTCCATACCGGGCGGTACAGCCTCAGCAGAAGGTAGTGCTTGAGGGGCGAACGCTTCCGCGATCACCTGCTCTATGGGTTGACCTTTTTGCCTGCCTGCTATCACAGTTGCAATGCGACTTAAAATTTCACCAGGGTCTTGACCCTGTGTTGCCAATGAAGGAATAGCTTGAGCGTATCCACTGATTGCTGCAACTAAAGAATCACGCAGTTTTTCAATTTCAATTTTTTGTTCTTCCATTGTTACGTTTATTTCCCATGGCATCTGACGGCGGAGGAAGTCGCGAGAAATCAATTGGTCTCCGCGCGCTTGGAGTCCGAATACCAAAGCCTGGTTGGGGTTTAATCCGGCCATCAGACCATAGGTGACATCAACTGTATAATCCCCATCAATATCCTTGTTGGGGGTATAAGTGATCTCATACGGTGCGCCAGCATCTACGCCGCGAACCGTCTTTTCGTAGTTACCGAAAAGCTTTTCGTCCATCTCAAAGCAAAGTTCAAATACTTGTTTTAATGCTTCAGCTAAAACAGATTGTGCTGTTTTAACTTGTGTATCAAATCCACCCATAAGGGCTTCAACACCACGACCTGTAACAATGCTGCCTTGGCTTACGCCTTGGCGTCCTTCTGGGTAACGTGAACCCATACGCATTTCTTGGTCAAGGATTTGTGATTCAGCAAATAATCCAGGAGGCACATTTAAATCAACACGTCTGATCTTTTCTGGAGATGCAGAACGTATAGTTGCGTCAGGTCCCATTTCAAGGACGTTAACATCTGAAGGCAACGCGAAAGGTGCTTGAACAGATTTTTGTGCCGCCTCAAGTTGTAAAGTAGCAAAACGGGCACGAGCGACTTGTACCCATAGAACATCATCAAATTGTCCACGTTGTTGTTCATCAGAATCAACACCGGGTCTTACAGCAAAAACAATGTTTAACTTACCAAGAGGGTTTTTGGCACGTTGCAAAGTATAGTTACCACGTTCAGGTAAGAATAGAACTGTTTCATCTTTGTCCATATAGCGCACAAGTTGTACAGGGCGCATAGAACCGCGTTGTTCAAACTTACCAAGGATAACTGATTCGTATTCAGGAAAATCATTAACAAGATCTTGCGCGGCTTTAACGTAAAGTTTTGTGTAGGAAAGCAAGCGACCAAAACGGTCAAACTCAGGATATGAATTAAAAGGGTTATCTAAACGAATACGTGGAGTTTTGTTTTCGTAATCAGCTTCAACAATAAAAGGTAGGGCACCAAAAGTAATATATCTATCAGCACCGGTAAACATCTCAACTTGTAGACGTGAGGTGTCTCTGTAGCCGGCAGCAATCATTGTTCTCTTGTCGGCACGGGTACGTGCACGATCAGAAACAGCGTTAGTTGCTGAACAGTTAATAGCAGGAAGAGGTGCAATTACTTCAGCGATGTCGCGTGCGGCAACGTCAATAAAGTTTGCCACCATAGGTTTAGGATATTCGGCTGGGAATAGTCCTGGGAAAACTTGATTGATGTTACCTTTACGAACCTCTAAAACATCTGACCAACGTGCGTCACGACTTGCGTATCGTTGTTTTAGTTGTTGATAGGCGTTAGCAATATCTTCTATACTTCTTGCCATTAATACCATCCTGAATTAACAGCACGCTGTTTGCGTGCATATTCTTCTAAATCCACCACCTGGCGTTTAGCCAAATCGTGTGGTGTAGCAAAAGGGTTACGAACCCAAGTTTTGCCATAACTACCCTGCTGGTTTACATAATCCCTTAACTGGGTTTCAGCAAACCATAAAGCCATAGGACCATCCTGTTTATTCTTTGTACCAGGAGACCAAGTAATCAATTGTTCAATAAGCGCTTTAACGCCTTCAGACTCTGCTCGCGGAAACTCAATAAGAGCATTTTTAGCTGGCTTACCGTCTGGACCAAAATTGCCAAACAAAGTACCAAGAGAAGCAACACCGTACTCAAGGTCCATCTTGTTATTGCCCGTGTAATGTTGTACAAGACGTATACCCCGTGACTGTAGAAAAGCGTTAATTTCTTCATCTTGGGTAAGGAACAATTGGAAAGCGTTCTTTTCAATAACCCAAACAGCAGGCTTATAACGTTCTGTCCACTGAAAAATTATTTCCCTGATACGCTGCGGAGTTGGTGCAGGCATACGAGAAGCATCAAGAAGATACCTACGTTTAGTATTCCTGTCACCAGAAATAGCAACCGTAAAGGTGTCACCCGACATAGCAGGATCCATAGCACAAACGGTGTAGAAGCCTGTAGTGTCAGCAGGATAACCAGGAGCACCGGCAACAAGGGGACCACAACCTCTCATACCATTAGCTGCGGCACGAACAAGTTCAGCAGAGAACACAGACTCAGATTCAACATCTTGCTGTTGATAAACCATTGCCCACGTTTTAGCATCTAAAACTGAGCGACGTTGCTTTAGTCTAGTTCCATCCCATCTAGGGCTT